TTCCCTGCATTTCCTTCAGCAACAGCAGATTTTGCAGCCTTAAATCTATCAGCAACTTCCATTGCGCCAGTATCTTTAACAACACCACGCCAATCTTTTAAAACATCAGATTGTGCTTTTGCTACTGCTGTTGGGTCTTTTAAATCAACCGAAAACTTTGGTGCTTTTGCTGCTGTTTGTGTTTCTAAAAACTTAGCATAAGCAGGATTTTGTTGTGCCGCAAGGAACTCTCGCATAGATGTTGGAACTTGCTCAGGCTTTGGTGCGCCTTGAGCAACATTCTCAATTTTGTTCGTAATTGGATTAATACGAATAAGATTTGCACCTTCAGGCAATGTAGTAGTCTTGCCACTCATGGCTTCTTGTGCAGCCAACAATTCAGTAAGTGACTTACGACCTTCTGGTGTAGCCATCAATCTAGGAGCAAGAGCCTCCAATCCACCACCTGCTGCTTGTGGCATATTTGGCCCTGCAATCTCTTGACCCATTAAGTTAGTCAATGGAGTCTCAGCAAAAGTCTCAGGGCGATATGCTTGAGAAATCAAACTCTCAACACCTTGCTGGCGCATCAATGCTTGCTGTTCTAGTTGACGCTTGCGATTTAATTCTTGAATCTGTGCGTTTTGCAGTTGTTGTTGCAGACCACCTTGCATAGCAGTTCTGTAGGCTTGTTGACCTTGCTGAAGTCCCTCAACGATAGAAGCACCACCTCTACCACCTTGAAACAGACGACCTGCTAATGCGTAGAGGGCTTGGGCTTGGGCATCGTCACGGCTACGCTTTATGTCTTCTGGAGACATACCCAAAAGACCCATTGTGTCCTGACCGCTAGTGCCGAAAATATCTAATAGTCCTGCCATGATTTTTTCCTTATATGCCCTTCAAGAAGTTCCACCCCTTGCTCAACCAGCCAGTATTCTTTTCAATACCACCCAACATGGCAGCAGTTCCTAATAGGTTTTGGAAGTTAGATGGCTCTTGGAAACTGGTCATTGTGTTTTGACGACCTAATGGGTTTCCATAAACACTAGACAAGAAAGTAGCTAAGTTCTGTTGTGGCTGAGTTTGTTGGAAGTTGAATCTAGCAATATCAGCTTGTTGTTGTTGGCCTGTGTAGCCTTCACGCATCTGACCTGCTTTGAGCATATTCTGAATGTCTTGGTAGTCAGCTTGAGCCATCTCAGGTGCAGCCATAGTAGCGGCTTGTTGGCGACCACGCTCTGCTTCGTAATTCTGATAAGCCAATGCTCCAGCAGTATCAGCCAAACTCTTAGCAAACTGACCACTAGCACGATCTTGCAATGTCTGCATAGCACCACCGCCATAGCGACCAGCACGAGATGCAGCAGAACCCACATCACCTAATGTCTGCTCAAACCTAGACTGAGCCGCTTGTGCCGCAGGTTGAAACGCACCCTGAAAGAATGGATTGCCTTGCAAGAAACCACCAGAGATAGTGTTTTGCAATTGTCCTTGTGCAGACGAAAGCAAGGGATTACCCTGAGAAGCACGAGCCTCTAAAGCCTGTATTCCAGTCTGAGTGGTTTCTGAGGGGCTTACATAAGTCTGACCAGAATAGTACTGAGGGCCACCAGCTTGGTATAGCTTTTGTGCCTCAGTCAAACCATACGATAAGAATGGTTGAATTGTTGGGTCAATGTTGGATTTAGTTTCTACAGCCATCTTTTACTCCTAGAGTTTCGGATTCCAAGATGGGTCATCCACGGAATCCATTATAAATTGAAAGTTAACCAATAACAACATATTTGTAAGTCTTATTGGCGGTTGAATTTGCAAAATGCGTGATCGTTGCAGTACCTTGTCCTTGGCTACTAACGTAAACACCATTAAAAGTAGCACTTCCAGAGCCACCCACTAAATTCATAGTAGCTATGGCTGATGGCACAGCAGGTCTGGTTGGACTTGTGCTTGTATCGAAATGCTCAATAGATACACCAACGTCAGCAGTTCTCCAGATAATCTCAACGTAATCATTAGCAGCCATGTCAACAAAGAAATTCAATGCAGCAATCATATGGCTAGGGTCACCTGAACTTTTCCTTGCAGGAGGGTGAAATCTACTGTTTGAGTTTGCGATATTTGTTCCATTCTTGCGAAACCAAACATCAACGTCATGTCCATCGTTTGTGGTGTTCTTAAACTGAATGGAAAACTGTAAATTGTAAAGTCCTGCATTTGCAACATTTAGTCTTGAACTATTTGATAACGTAACTCCATTAGAGAAGTCAGTTGTATTAAACGTAACAGGGTAAGCAACAGTCGTACTGGCAGCAGTCTGGTCTGTAGAGTCCTGAAAAGCCCCATAAGGAATAGAATCAGCAAAGGCAGCAGCAGAGGTAGGGACAAACAAAATAACGCTGTTTCCACCTATCCTAAGATCATTCAAAGTGGTAGTCGTAGCACCACCAGTAGCCAGAGTTATTGAGCCTGTGTTGTTAGTTTTGCCATCCATGATTCCACGGATAATCTCAGCAGTCTGTCGCTGATCTCCACCAAAAGGAGGAAGCGTTCTAAACATTATCGAACTCCTTGACCTTGAAGTTCAACATCCAAGCCAACAGCAGTTTTCCATTGACCAGTAGGGATAACTTGAAACTGGTGATAGTTTCCATTGCTTCTTAAAGATACCCTGTTTTCAGAATCAGCCGCTACAGCAGTTCCAAAGCTAGGTTGTTCACTTAGAAGTGTCCTAGAAGCAACAGCCACATTAGCAGAGCCTCCATCAATCAAAGGTCTAGCTAGGGTTACTACTGATCTACCACCTGCATTTAAATCACCAGTTACGATGTTGGCAGTAGCGTTAGCACCATTGTAGGTAACAACATAAGCACCACTCGTACCACCAAGGAAGTACTTACCACCCATGTAAAGGATAGAGTCCAAGCTAACAGTCAAAGCATCAATACTATTAGAGATTGAATCTAAACCTTCAAGCGTAGTGGCAGAGGTAGAAGCATCAGAGATAAAGTCAGTCCCTGCATTACCATAAGTCCACTTCTTGGTGTTGAAGTTGTAAATGATGAGTTGACGCTGTGCAAATGAAGTCTTGAAGTTCCAGATAACCAACTTGCGTACAGGGTCAACAGCCGCTGACATTGTGTCAAAACCACTTTCATCTGCATTTGAGAAGAACCAACGATCTACCTTCTCTGAGCCAATGGCAGTCACATTTTGACCATCGCACATATAAAAACCATCGTCTGACAAGAAAAAGGTTACGCCCTGAACTTGAGCAATAGAACCTGCTGCGATACATCCCTTACCACGAGAGATGTTGTCAAACTGGAAAATAAATGGAGTGCCGATATAACTCATTCGAGAGATACCTTTTTCCATCAAAACCAAACCAAACTCACCACCACGAATTCCAACAATCTGACCGCCATCAGGAATGTCTTGAAAGTCAGCTTGTGTTACTTGGCTAGAACCCCATGTAGTCTCATCATTAATACCAGACCAACGAACACGAGCAGGGTAAACAGTAGAACTCTCAGTCGTAAATGCAGTAACCACAAAGTCACGAACTACTGTCAAAAACTTACATCTAGGCGCACCAGCCGCTAAGTCAGCAAATGCCGTAGAAGTACCCAAGGTGTAGGCTTGTATTGGGTCACTATTGTTAGTTCCAATAATCACATTGCCAAACTGAGTAAATCTAAATCTATCAGCAGAAGCATTAGGTGTGTAACCACCAGTTTTAGAAACATTGGTCAAAGCACCAACACCAGAAACATCGAATATTTTGGTTGAGCCAGCAGCGAATAACTTAGTAGCGTTTACTGGGGTTTTCCCTGCTACCAATGTAGTCAAGTTTTCAGAAGCAGCCGCAGAGAATGTAGCCGCTGTTGGAAATGGGCCATAACCAATAGCTTGAGAAACTACGTTCTTTGCATCCACCAAAGCACCAGAGATGCTAGGTTGGTCAGGCATCCACTCACCAAATACTAATTTTGTCGTAGCCATGTGTTACTTCCTTGAGCCTGAATTGTCCATGTATTGTCATTAGCAGACACAGGTGTCCATGTGTTTGAGTCACTTGATACTGTTGTCCAAGTATTTGAATTTGTAGAAACAGGAGTCCAAGTGTTGTCGTCTTCTGGTACTGGTGTCCAGTTCTCACCAAGGATTACACCTTTTGCTGTGATCGTAGCCGTACCATTTACAGATGCTACTCCTGCGTAAATTGCGGAAGCAGAGGCTGTAAAATCTGCATTACAAGTAATACCTGCAATAGCATTTTGGACTCTGATTGCATCAGCAGTTACAGTTGCAGTTGCATCTATGATACCAATAGCATCTCGAACACGAATTCCTGTAGCACTAACAGTTGCGTTACCAGTTATAGACGCTACACCTTCAGCAACCACACCACCATTAGCCGTTACAGTTGCATTGCCAGTAATAGAGGCAACACCATCCTTAATGATGCCACCAACAGCAGTTACAGTCGCATTACCCTCAATGCTTCCACTACCAAACTGAACTCTTGTTCCATCCGCTGTAACTGTTGCATTAGCGTCAATAGCACCAGAGCCAAACTGAACCCTGATTGCATCACAAGAAACACTAGCTGAACCTGTAATGCTTGCACTAGCTAATTGAACCCTGACAGCATCAGCCGTGACTGTTGCCGTTCCATTTACTGCTGCTACACCATTCTGAACCCTTACAGCATCAGCTGTAACAGTCGCAGAAGCACTCACAGACCCATAGGCATCCCATAGGGTAACTGAAGTGGTGTAGAGTGAACTATCGAGTGTGAGTGTTAAGTCATCAATGCTAGACTTTAAATTGTCTAGCGAGTCAATTGTCCACGGAGGCAGTAAATCAGCCATCTCACGCTAAAGTAACGCTCAATGAACCAGAGGCAATACGAAACACATCACCAGTTGCAATAGTCTTAGATGCGTCTAGTGCTGTGTGATAAAGCAAGTTACCTGTAGTCAAGGCATCACGAATACCAATGTGTGTAACAGTACCCCATGAGCCACCAGCTTGAGGAAACTCAACAGCAGCAGAGTTGGTAGTCGCACCATTGCTAGGCGCACCAAAAGTCACAGCCTGACGAGCATAAGCCGTACCAGATACCTCAGTACCTGTATCAGCATCTGTTGGGTCATTTGTATAAAGAGCCACATACACAGTCGTTGGTGCTGTGTAGCTAGTTGCTCTCAAAGTTACATTGATGAGAGCATTTTCCAAGTAGTTTGACATTTCAGCCATAGTTTCACCTTGCAGTAAGTTTCATTGCTAATGGGACACCAGAGTATTGACCTTCTTCGTCAGACTTGGTAAGGGAGGAGATCGCTCTGTCGTACATAGTTCCCCATGTATTGATTCGTGCGTCATTCATTAAATATGGTTCTGCCTCAATCAATGCCGCATAAAGTAAAGCATCAGGTGCGATATTCAAAAACACATTAGATGCGTTACTGCTTGACAGATATGGAGGGGCAGCAAAGTACAGCATCCTCAATGTGTAAACACCATCAGGAGGAGGCGACAGTAAGAACTCGTTAGCCAGAATTGTGTAAGACTTAGGAACACCAACTTCTGATGCTCTTGGGTCATTAGACAAAGCAGATGGGCTAGAGTAACTCAATGGCTGAATTGGGTTTGTCAATGCGACAAAATCACGAATCTCTAAAAAGTCAGCAGGTAACTCAACAGTAGCATCACCAGATACTGTAGCTGTTGTTACAGATTTAAGCATCTGACGAATACGCAGTTCTCTACGCAGACGATTTTCAGCAAATGTAATGAAGTCTGGAATCTGGTTAGTCAGATCAGACCTAGCCAAATAACCTGCAATCGAGGTCTTTAAATCAGAGTAAGTTGCGAAACTCATACTACTCCTGTCCTTGTGCGCCATGCACGATTCATTGGGTCATTTAACCAAGCAGCAAAACGCTTGTCATCAAGAACAGCATAACCACGCATGATGCCTTGTTTGTTTAGATCATCAATAACTGTTAAAGGGATAGACGCAACCTTATTGCCAAACATATGGTCAGACCATCTTGCTCGCTCATCAAAGGAGTTATATTCCTTTTTGTTCTGCTCAACAATGTCAGTAACATCCTGACGAGTTTGAATAATGATGCCACCTTCGCCATCGGCATGAACAGCAGTTTGTCTAAAGTTTTCCATACGT